AGTAACTTGAAACCTGCCAATTGACTACTTTGATCAGTAAAGAGTAACTCTTCTTGAGCCAAGAGATCACTACCCCATAGATAGTTTGTAATGTATCCAAGAAGGTATGCCATAGGCTTATCGCCTTTGTAATATACTCTGAAGTACTTATTTGGATTTCCACAAAACCTGCTTGCATATTCTCGTACAATGTTTTCATCGTAGTGAGTATCTTTGTATATACTCGTTCCGTGCATTTCTTTAGCAAGTGGTAGTAGTGTTTCAATATCTTCATATGTGCCTTCCTTTATCATATTAGTAATACGCTATTCCAAAGCCACCACGACCGCCGAGAGAAAACCCTCTGTCTGCTTTGTAAACTGCATTACCAAATGTTCCAAACCTTTCTTCTCTAGGTTCTCCACTTCTATCAGTGAACCTACGAAGATAATCTATACCAGCTAATTCTTGTGGTCTAGTTAGATTACCATATATATTTTTACCAGATGCCATAGCTGGTCCTAAATTACTTCCTAAATATTGTGCTGCACCTTGTGCACCTAATCCTAAATTAAGTGTAGACCCAGGTAATTGTATTCTTGGTACATTCATACCAGATGTATTTTCAAAATAACTTGGAATCTTAGGTGGATCCATAACCGTTCCTAACATAGTTCCTAAGCTACCACCCAAAGAACTACCAGCTACTGCACCTAAGTTAGCACCTGCTATTGTTGAACCAACCATAGGTATTTTGTTTACAAGATTTGCTGCGTTAACTGCAAAACCGCTAGTGTTACCTGCAGCTGTTTGAAGTAATGATTGGTTTGTTATGTTAGCAACTGGGTTCACATTTGTAGGGATAGTAAATCCACCCTTCGCAGCTGTACCAACTGAACTCAAATCAACTACATTACCTCCACTAACAACCTGCATATCTCCAGGGAAAACAGAACCTGCTGGAACATCTTTTGGTATAGTCGTTGTTCCCATAAGTTTACCACCAATATAAGAACCTGCTGCAGTTCCTGCTGCATTCATCAATGCTTGTCCCCAAGTTCCTCCAGCACCTTTCGTGGCTAGACCAGATCCAACCGCTGCACCTATCGTAGACGCAGTACCAGCAGACACCATAGGTAATAAGTATGGTGCAGCCATAGCCGCAGCTGCTGTTACAGCAATTCTACCTATTGGGCTTTTTACAATTTTTTTGAATACTCTTGATATACCTCTAAAGATTTTACCAAAGAAAAAGTGTTGAGGACTATTAGGATTCATTGGGTCGTAATTACCCATCTCTGATCCTGCAAACATAGCCATTGGATTACCACCTTCTTTGATGGTCTTTAACATTAGCTGTGCAAGTAATGCCTGTCCTTCTTTATCTTGAAATATTTTAGGATGTACTACAAACTCGCCTGGTTCTAGCTTTGCATCAATAGTATCTTTACTAGCCATCTGATCAAACTCTTGTTTTGCAACAAAGTCTTTTTGATCAAATCCTCCAAAGTTATCTACATAATCTTTAAATGCCATAATATCACCTTATACAGATAGTGTAGCTGCTGCTATACCAACCTCCAAACTATTTGCTCCAGAAGTATTTGTTACTACTAACTCTAATCGTCTACCTGTTGTTGTTCCATCAATCTCAATTGTTGTCGGCATATTGACAGAAGCTCTGGTAGTAGAGGAAGAGAATGTACTTCCAATTGTTGAACCGTCTACAGATAATTGAATAGTACAAGTACCTGCTGCGAGCTTATGGGTGATACCATCTAATCTTAATTTCTGTTTCCATATATTAGAAACAAAGTATGTTTTGTTAGTTACGGTTACAGAAGCATCTTCCCATACATTAAAAAATGAAATAGTAGATGTAGCAAAGATATCAGGTAATTGGTTAGTAGGTATCTTCGCACTACTATCTAGTGAAGCAACACCATTAACTGCACCTCTATCTGTTTTCGGTAACACTGAAGATAAGTCTAGCGTACCATATTCTAATGCCGTACCAGTTCCATTAACACGAACATATTGTGACGCGTTGGAAGCTAAGAAAGTAGGCAGTGAGCTTTCTGGTGATGTTTCTAACCACTGAGTACCAGTGTAAAACTTTAAGATATTAGGAACTTGTGATGTATCTAACCATAGATCTCCTGTTACAGCACCTGATGGTGTTGATATACCAGAAGTAATGTTTGCTTTGTTAGCAAGACTTGTAGATAACTGATTTACTTTGTTCTGTGGTATCTCGTTGTTTTGTATATTTAGTTTATTGTAATTAATAAATCCTTGTTCGTTTGTATATTCATCTTCAAACATCAAACCAGCAATTGTTTTTTGTGCTTGGTTTTCAACCGTAATAACTACAACCCTATCGTTCTGAGCTAATGAACTTGTAAATGTTATTGTTGCTGTTTGTGGTGAGTTAATATAGTCAGCACCACCACCTGGTTCCTGTAAGATACCATTTTTCCATACCAACAAAGTTTCGTCACTAGAGTGAACGAATGCTACAGAGTTAGTAGATGTACTAACTAATGTATCTTGTCTACGGAAGTTAGTTACTGATTGAGAACGCACGCTGTAGATTGTGTATTTATCTGCTAACGCAGTTCCTGTTGCAGTTGATATCGTAATAGTATTTGCAGCAGTGTTTGTTGTGTATTCAGCTGCAGATCCAGTTGTGGCTAGACCAAGTAAAACTCCGTTTTTATAAATTACTATGTCCTCTGTGTTCTGATCAAATGTGTATGGAATCACATTGGCACTACTAGCAATAGGAGCAAGAGTAGAAGTAGCAGTAGCTTGAGTACCATTGGCAGGTGGAGTAATGGTTACTGAAGGTGCTACGGTGTATCCACCTCCTTGTGCAGTTGAAGCTATGTTAACTGCAGTTACAACTCCAGCAGTAAGAACAGCAGTGGCAGTTGGTGCTGATCCGTTGATAGAGTCTTGAGGTGTAGTAAAAGAAACGGTAGGGACAGAAGTGTATCCAGACCCACCACTCGTTACGGTGACTGTCTGTACTCCTGTTGTAATTAATTTATCTTGTCTATTGAAAAAGAAAGGACCTTCAACGGTTCCAACATTCGCTCCAGATGGACCTCGTAATGAAGAAATTGTAATTAGATCTTGCCAACCATCATCTGCTCCAGGATATGTACCAACCCTATATTGTAGACCATTAACTGTGTCTACTCTCATTTCAATAGGACCTTGGAATGTTCCTGATTCGTTAAACAGAACCGATAATAGTTCAGCGATTGTTTTATCACCAAACTCTGCTGTGTTTAGATATCTGATGATGTTCTCAAAATCAGTATGTATATTACCTGATGATACATAGTTTTGAGGATGTTGTTGTCTAAGTCTTGCCATAATTTATCCCTGCCTTACTGTAACGGCAAAGCCTATAACTTTTAATAGTCCTTTACCTTTTGTTTTTAATCTAAATTGAACACCTCTATAACGATGTTCAAATTTCCTTTCATATTGTCTACTTAACGGCACATCTGGGAATTTGTCGTCCGCTCCGTCCTCTTCTATAAGAAAAACCATAGAACTCAAATACCTACCTCGCTCATCAAAAGCTTCTACCGTTATCTCTCCTTTACCAGTTGCTTGTAATATAAAAGAATAGCTTTCTTTTACATCATTTATAGCACCTTGCCAAAGTATAGGAGTTAGCACCGTCATCTCTGGACTGAAGTCTGTTATATCTTCAATCCTAGCTCTTTCCCAAATACCACCAGGAGTACCAAAAACTGTTGTTCCTCCTAGCTGTCTACCATTCATAGCATTTAAGAATGTACCTGTTGACCATTTACTTTCACCACCAGACATAGGGTTTAGAGTCAATGTTAATCTAGTACAAAGAAGATCAGATATAGGGAAGAATATATGATATTGACCTTCATCTTGGTCAAACATAGCACTAATGTTTTCAGGATTAGCAACTTGCTTAACTAAAGCTCTATAAGTTAAGTCAATTTTATTTGACATTGGTATAGAGAATATAGTTACGCCGTTTGTATCTGATCTTCTTAACGAGTGTACCCCATCTCTAGAACAGAACATAAGGTCTGAACCAGCTGGTACAATTGTATTATGACTTAAAGTTCCTACTTTAACATTGGCTTTATCATCTATTTGCCATTGTGTGAAATCTGGGTGCAGTGCATATACAACAACTTGGTCGTTTGTAAATACTGCTAATCTGTTATTTTCAAAAACACCTAAACCTTTTATTTCATCTGCAGTACCAATGATGTTAGCAACATCTATATCTGCAGCTTTAGTTACTGCTGTTGCTGCTGGATCTTCATCATCTGGAAAAACATTGAATTCATCAACACGACTTATATCTATTGTTGTTCTTTTATCTGGTGCTCCTGCTATTGCTAACCTTCTTTGAATAGCAACTCCAAATGCTGGTCTTGGATCTGAACTGGCTTCAATCTTTCTAAATTTTAAACCATCATATCTATACATATTGTTATCTCTATTAAAGAAGATAACATTGTTATTGAATAGTGTAGATGTTGTTATGTTGTTTTTAGGATATACTTCTTCTGCTATATGGTCTTGATCTGATTTTAAAGATATACCACCACCATCTTTCTGTGCCCATACAAGTCTGTTACGACCATAAAAGTTTAAGTGTTTGATTAATCTATCCCCAGATGTCCTTTGACTAGCACCTGCATCCCTAACAATAGATCCCCTCCAATCAGCAAAACCATTATCTATGGTTATCAAATGCTGTTTTTGACCTGTATCTAAAGCGGCTTTATCTCGGGACGCATCAACACCTTGAAAATCTTCATAAGGATAAACCTTTACCTTTACACCAGATGGTGCATAAGCTGTTGACATCTACTTTCTCCCAGCATCGTATGCTCTATTACTACATAGATTATCAGAACCTCTGTCGTGTGGGCTGATTTCTATCTTAGAATTACCATACTTTCTATTATATAAAACTCTGTTCATAGTCCTAAAGTACATAGGACCATATGCTTCTACCTTGTTTGATTGTTGTTGAACTGCATAGTTGTAAAGTAATCCTGCAACCATAATTTGATCTGGTACATTCCTATGTTCTGTAGGATGTGTATAGTAATCTACCTCTAAATTATCAAAGTAAGGATGTGATCTTAGATCTTCTAATACTAAATTAGCGAATTCAATAAACATCATAATGACTTCGCCGTCTACAGTTCCAGGGTGCATATCTCCATATCTACGCAAAGCTTGCATAGCTAATGTTTGTAATGAAGAATATGGTTCACCTAGATGTGGATTAGATGCTGAATATCTATTCCTATCGTTTACATTTTCATCTAAGTATTTAAGTTGTGCGTTGGTTGCTAATCTATCTTTTTCTTTATTAATGTTTGTTCTTAGATCAACACCACCTGGTCTTACATTACCATTTTCATCTCTATTAGTTGGTTCTTCCGTTGGTTTAGGAAGGTCTACATAGTCTGATTTGGAAACATTCTGGTTACTGCTAGTAGTACCAGCTGTGTTTGTAGACGATGTAGAACTATACCCCGAAGATGAAGAACCTGAGCTGTAAGAAGCCATTACTCATCTCCCTTGATAATCCTTCTGTGCTTGAAGAATATGTGTTGTTCAAACCTATCTGCTTTGTCTGCAGGTATTCTCCATACGAGATGTGATCTATCTTTATTCCACAATCCCTTATATTTCTCACCTGCCACATTCATATCCCAACTAACCTTTTCTGGATTAGCACTTACATAGTAAGCCCATTGTGAACCCACTTTCTTTTGGGTTACAATTGGATCTTTGACTGCTTCTTTAGCTACTTTATCTTTAGCTTTTTGTGCAGACTTAAACCTTTTTACATCTTTTTCTGTCATATATCCTATCTCCTAAATAAAAAGGGCTAGAGTTATCACTAACCCCAGCCCTTAGTTTACCTTTATATAAGAATTAGTCGTCCTATTACGATAGAGCAGACCAGTTCTTAATTCTGTGGTGTACTTTAGAGTGGGTCATTTCTAATCCACACTCTGACATATACATATGTTTAACACCATCAAAATCGTTATTTTGGATATCTCTTACGAGTTGAGTATCTCTACCCGCCATATAACGATAGTTCAAGTGATTCATATCTAAGATAAGCATCTCTTGCGATAGTGCACTAACCTGACGGAACATAGGGTGCATATATACAAGAAGATCACCAGCAAATGTAGTGTATCTTGTAAATGCTACGCCATATGCGTTGTCAATCTGCACAGGTTGCCATCTGTTTTTACCTAGTTCCATCATATTAGTGATACAACGAGGACCCGCAAAGGCTACCTTTTCGTTTGATCCAAAAGCAAAGATGTCCTCAATTAAGAATTTATCAAACTCTTTCTCAGTCATCTTGTTAGAAGAAGTTGTAGCAGATGCACAATCAATTACATTTGTAATCATACTGAACAATCCACCAGTAGTTCTTTTTGGATTTGCAGTTGAGCCGTTAGTTTCACCTCTAGTTCCAAAGAAAAAAGCTCTTTCAATGTCACCCATATGTAATTTTAGGGCTTTTGTAAGTTGCTCTTGTTCTTTGTCGCCAGTTCTTAGGTTTGTGTTCTGTAAAGTTCCACTTACTGAAATCGCAGTCTTAAAGATCTGCGTAAAGTTGTGGTCTACAGTAGCATCAAAACTAACTGCTGTTGGAGATGTGCCACCTTCAATGAAGGACGAGCCTGCGATAATTAGCTCTTGGTCATCTGCGACTGCAGCCGCTGTAGAGTGATATCCTCTTTGAATAGTTACTGTGTTTGCTGAAGTGTTCGCATCCGCAGTAGCAAGAATATTCTCGCCAGTTGCTGGGTTATGCAAAACAGTACCACTGACGATGAAAGCTTCATCAGCTGTGTCATTGTCAAATGTTAAAGTAGTTGCACTATTGTTTAACGCACCATTAACAACGATGGTTCTTGTTGGTAACTCATCTCTGAAATGGTTATATTTAGGGTCGTCTGTAGACTCACTAGAAGTCATAGCCAACAACGCTTGAAGCGGTGCTGTACCATTTGGTTCTAGAAGAGTGAACAACTCCCTATAATTCGTAGGACGAAAGTCTGATGTAAATTGACCTGTCCCACGAAGTCCTTGTATTGCTGCCATAGTAACCTCCTTATAAGTTTATAGCATTGTTTCGTGTTTCAAATCCGACTTCTTCCCACAAGATAGTGCATTCAGCAGAATTCTGTGTTCCGTTGTCATTTGTAAGCCGTAGCGTACAATTTTAATTTACTAGATAAGTGGTCTGATGATCGTCCTTGTTTAGGCTCTATTTCTTTTTTTCAAGAAATCATCAGCTACTTTTCCAATAAAATCTGCGTTAGGGTCAGTAGGAGGTGCTTCTCCAACTGCTCCTGGTGTAGCACCCATAGATCCAGTAAAAGCCTGTCTACGCTTTGCTATACCTGCTAATCGTTCCATTTCTGGAGTATTTAGATTAGCTTTAAAATCTCCGACTACAGTATCAGTTAGTGCAGGGTCTAAAAAATCTTCCATTGTATACCCTCTACCATAAGCAAACTGAAAGAATTGATCCTGTAAATCATCAGCTAATTGATATTTAGCTTGTGCTTTATCAAGATTATTAGCTGCTAATTGCCTCATATTAGTATCACGAGTAGCATTAGCATCCATTACTTGCTTTGTTGCTTGCTGGTTCATACCCTGAGCATTTGCTGATATCTGTTGTAACATTTGTTTGATTTGTGCATTTTCGTTCTGAAGATTCTGCATCATACTAGCTGCCTCTTTATACTTAGGCGGTAGTGTCATAGCATTATCTTCTTCCCATTGTGCCATATCTTTCTCAATCTCACCTAATGGAATACCCTGTGTATCTGGTGTTGGGTCTTTCTGCCCACCCATTGTAGGGTTTTTCATATAAGCTTGAGATGCAGCAGCCAAAAACTGGACAATATCGTTTGGATTTGCCTGTACTCCTTCTGCAGCCACTTGAGATTGAATAGCCTTAGCGAAATCTAAAATGGGTTGCATAGGTGCAACTTCTGTTTGGTGCTTATAATTAAGGTCTTTATAACGATTATAAGTATCCTTAATTTGTTTATCCGATAGAGTTCTTTTGTCACCTTCGCCAAACATTACATTAATGAATGACTCTTCTTGTGCCATATCACCTTCTGTCTTAGGAGATACTGCTTCAGCAGCTTGCTCTTGAGCAGTTGGTTTTTCTACTG